TTGGAGCATCATCGAGGCGCTCGCACTCGACGCCAAAGCCCTCGTCCTGAAATTCGCCACCGCCTGACCAATGCCGTAACGTATCATACGCGGCACGGAACTACGGTCCCAGCACCTGGGCAGTTACCCTTGATCTGCTCCAACTGCTCGGCCCCGTGCATGCGGGCATTACCGGCATGGCGGCGCAGCTCCGCTGCCGGGCGCAGCACGATCTTCGCTGCCATCCAGGGAAGCGTCATCGGCACCATCCAGGAAGGGGGTTGGGCGGTCGGCATGCGCTCGGCCGCAAGGTGCGAACCTCGCGGCCGGCTCAGGCGAGAAAATTGGCGGAAATCTGCGGCTCACAGCGCGGTTGGTGCGAACTGCGAACCATGCGCGGGCCTGACGCTGCCGGGGTCCGGCGCCTCCGCCCCCCGCATACAATATTCGCAGGAAGGACCCTAGTATTGAACTTCACGTTGCTTTGATCGTTACTTTAGCGTTGCTTTGTCTATTCTTCGTGCCCTGCCTGAGAGCCAATCTGTCGTCCCATTCCGGCGCCGCGTCCCGCCTGCCGCTGGTGCGCCGCGCTGTGGTCGCGCTGATCGCCACTATCGACACCCTACCCGAAGCGGATTCCGCACCGCAATCCGGTTTCGTCGCATCGCCGTTCGCAAGGTGGACATTGTCCACACAAACTCATAGAAGCGAGGCAGGAGGCCGACATGCCAGCACAAGCGAAGCGCACCACGACGACCAAGAGCCGCCGCAAGCCGGCGCCGAGCGCCACCACGGCCGGCGCCATCAACATCCGCGTCCGCGATGACGACCGGGCATTGATTGACCAGGGCGCCAGCCTCGCCGGCAAGTCGCGCTCGGAGTTCATGCTGGAGGCGGCACGGCACGCGGCGACCGAGGCCATCCTCGACCGCACCCTGTTCCGCATACAGCCATCGGTGTTCGCCAAGTTCGTGGCGATGCTCGACGCCAAGCCGCAGCCCAACGAGCGGCTGCGCAAGCTGATGCAGACCAAGGCGCCGTGGGAGTGACCGACGACGCGGCGGCCCTCACGCCGCCGGCAGCGTTGGACGACACGCACGAGTTGTCCCTGTTCGATTGCGGCGAGCCGTCGCTGAATGACTGGTTGCGCCGCCGTGCCAGGGGCAACCAGATGGCCGGCGCATCGCGCACATTCGTCGTGGCGCGTGGCGATGTCGTGGTGGGCTACTACTGCCTCGCTGCGGGCGCGGTGGCATCGGCTGTCGCTCCGGGGCGTGTCCGCCGCAACATGCCCGACCCGGTGCCGATGGCCGTGCTGGGGCGGCTGGCGGTGGACCGGACCGTGCAGGGCCGCGGGATCGGCCGCGGCCTGCTGCAGGACGCGGTGCGGCGCACGCTGCAGGCCAGTCAGGTGCTGGCGGTCCGGGGCCTGCTGGTGCAGGCGCTGAACGAGGACGCGCGGCGCTTCTATCTCGGCTGTGGCTTCATGGCATCGCCGGCCGAGCCGATGCTGCTGATGGCGACGATCGCCGACCTGACCGCCGCCATCGGCTGAGCAAGGCGGCTATCGCGTGGCGAGTGCGCGCAGCGTTGCGTCCCGCGTCGCCAGCAGCGCGGCGAGCGTCAACCCGGCCTGCTTGACCGCGGCAGGTTCGCTGCTGTCGGCGTCGGACACCTGCTCCTCGGCATCGGCGACGCCGGCGACGACCTGCTCGGCCAACTCGTCCAGGCGCTGCCTGGTCTCGGCAGGGTCGGCGCCCGGCGTGCCGTGCCATTCGGCCACGATCACCTCGACCTCGCGGGCCATGCGGGTCGGCTGGACACCCTTCGCTACCAGCGCCAGCAGCCGCTGCAATGCGGCATCGACCGGGCGGGCCGGTGCCGGTCTCCGTCCGGCAGCCTGTCTGCGTGGTGCCATGACCATGTCCTCCGGGCGGCGTTGCGGTTCATGTTCTTTATATGTTCTAGAAATGGGCCGGGCAAGCGCCATCACGCGGCACTCCGGCGCCGGGTCAGGCCGTAATGGCCCGCCAGGGTGCTCAGCGCCGCCACCAGCATGCCCTGGGCATGCGGCGGAGCTACACGTCGGCCACCCCAGCCCTGGCGCAGTGCCCATTCGCGGACCGAGGATTCGAGGCCGACGACATGCCAGACCACCGACCCGGCCGCGCTGTCGAAGCCGCCCAGCGCCATGATGGCGGCGACGACGCGCTCGCGCGACGCCATCTGGTGCTCGGTCAGCCCGTCGCCGGTGTTTCCGCTGATGCGCAGCACCGGCATGACGTGGATGCCGTCCAGCGCGGCGGTGCGGAACTTGGCGCGGAACATCACCGCCGCCTCGAACATCTCGGGCGAGATGGTGCCGTTGGCCAGCATCAGGCCCAGGGTGTCGACCGCACGGTGGTGCACGACCGACGCGCCCGTCGCCGGATCGGCATGGTGCACCGGCTCGCCAAGCCCGCCATGCTGCAGCCGCCATTTCGTCGGCTTCGACAGGTCCTCGCCCGCCTGCCTGGTTTTCCGCTTACTGGCCATGGGTCTGCCCTCCATTGCGCGGCCCCCAGCGCCGCGTGGCTTCGTTGGTGATCGCCTGGCGCAGCCAGGGGTCGGTGATGTCCTCGATGGCCAGTGACGCCACGCCCTGCTCGCGCCAGACGCAGCGGCGCAGGGCTTCCATCTCGTGCGTGGCCGCCGGGCTGCGTGTGCCGCGGTCGAGGCTGGACCGTGGCGGCCGGGGGGCACCGGGCAGGGTCATGGCAGAGCCCATCCGGGCGAAACAGGCCAAGTGCCATTCACCGCCGCCGGGACGCGCTGGCGGCTTGAGGAATTCGAATTCCTCAACGCCGCGCCTAGTGGGCTATCATGCTGATATATATAATATAAATATAAATCTCTCAAATCTCTCAATTCCTCAATGGGTACCTCCCCCATGCTTGCGTCCATACGCGTACCTGTGCCCCCGCGTGAGGAATTGAGGAATTTGAGGAATTCGACCAAGCCATTGGATTTCCTTGGTTTACGGCGGTGTGGGTGACGTTGAGAGATTGAATTCCTCAAGGCGCGAACTCCCCTGTGGATGTGCCAGCTGCCGCGCCGGCGAGGGTGTAGACGGTGGTGGGCTTGGTTGCGGTGACGGCCAGCGCGCGGACGACCATCTCGCTCTCGACCAGCGCCTCGATGATCTCGTCCCGCTCCCGACGCGCCAGAAACTGGGTCTTGCGGACCAGGTCGTTGCGCGTGAGTTGCCCGGCCGACCGGATGATCTCCAGCACCCGCTTGTGCTTGGCTTCGGTGTCGTTCTCGGCCACGTAGCGCTGAGCCTCGCGCATCAGCGTCCCGATGCAGTGCTCGGTCAGCTGCCTGGCCCAGGCGACGTCACGAGCCTCTGTGACCGGCTGCGCCGGATTGCGGCTGATGGCGGCGATGAGGGCCAGCTTCGCGGCGTTCTCGGCGTAGCGCCCGAACAGCGCCGTGGCATAGGTGCCGCGATGCGTCCGCAAGCGATCCGTGGCGTCGTTGCGCAGTTCGGCCATTGCCACATCGGCCTCGGGCGCCAGCGGCACCAAATAGGGTTGGGTTATTGCCGTTGCATCCATGATGCCCGCAAGGTTGCCGCCGTAGTCGTGGCCGGGCACGCCGGCGGCGATTGCCTTCAGGGCTGCGATCAGATCGTTCGGCACGACCTGTGCGGCCGGTGCATCAACGCGGGCCGGGTAGTCGTCATCGGTGAGGAACACCAGGAAGCGCGCCAACGACCCGTCTGACAGGGCACCGCCCTCGATGGCCTTCCAGAACGGGCCAGGCACCGTGACGCCGTAGAGGCAGGCACAGGGCTGCTCGATGGTGACCCGCGGCCGCGCCTTCTGGTCGGCGTATTCCGTGCCGATGTAGGGCTCGGCGGCCGAGGTGTAGAGCTTGGTCAGCTCCGACCAGATCGCCGCCTTGTGGAACGGCGCGCGCTGGTTCAGGACGATGCGCAGGAACTGGCCGAATTCGTCGACCTGGAACAGCCGGGAGGGATGAAGTTGGAGCGACGTGAGCAGACCGGCCGACGACGCGAGTTCCTCACCGCCCAGGTAGCGGTCGAGCCCGGCCAGATAGAGTGCCCGCTTCACGCAGCGCCGCGCATGGTCCTTGCCGCCACCGCTGTCGGCGATGCCGATGGCGTAGATGTTGCTGCGCAGGTCGGTCGGTGTGCGATACCGCCGCCCGGCCACCGCGCCGATCAGGCAGATCGCAGCGCCCAGTGCCAGGAATGGCTGCGGGCTGACCGCGGTGCTGTTCGCATAATCAACGAACAGCTTCAGGGCGCCGTCCACGTCGAGTAGCCCCGGCGGCACGCGGTAGGGCTTCGGTGGCGGCGCGGGAGGTGCCGGGGGAGCAGCAACCTTTGCCAGCAGCCCCGCCGCCGGATGCGGCTGCTTGGCCTGCTCTGCGGCGTTGCCGTTGAGGATGTAATCCGACGGCGGCACCCAGCCGCGGTTCCGTGCCAGCCAGTAGATCGAACCCGCGCCCTTGCCGGTCGGGCGCAGCTTGTCCCACCGGCGTTCCGGCGTGTCCGCTCGGCCGGATGCGCCCGACTTGGTCGATTGCCGCGACCAGTCGCACCAGAGGTCGCGGCCCTCCTCACCAAGCGCGGCCTTGATGGCGGCGCCGATGGCAATCCATTCGTTGCCGGGCAGGTCGTCGTTCGGCAGGAAGGCGAGTGCGGCCTCGATCGCCTCGCGCGTGCCCTTGGGGTCGCTCGGTCCCTTCCAGGTGTCCGCCGGCGCGCTGTCACCGATGAGGGTGTGTGGCCGTATCTCTTCGGGGATCATGGCATAGGCTTGGTCGAGCCAGGCCATGACCTGCGCTTCCGACACCGCCAGCAGTTTCGCCAGAGGCACGTCCAACAGGCTCTCCTCCGGCCACGCATAGGGCTGGCCGGTGTCCGGGTGGATGGCGTAGGCGACGAATTGCTGGCCGCGCGCGAGGACTTCGAGGGGATGTCGTTTGCGCCCCGCGAAGGCTTCGGTGGTGCGATAGACCAGCAGCCGCTTCGGTGCGCGGCCGATGCGCAGGCAGGGCGTGTCGCCGAGCATGCTCGTGGCCAGGCCGGCGAGTTGGATCGCAAGCTCCCCGTCCAGAATGTCGATGTCGATGCCCACCACCGCGCCGGTGGCGATGCCGACGCCGCAGCCGGGCCAGCGCCGCCAGATGTCCACCTCGAAGGGCTTCGTCGGCCGGTCGCAATGCCGGGTCCAGTCGGGATAGGGCGACCATTCCCCGCTGGTGAACCGTCCCGGCACCTTCGTGCCCGGCATGATGGGGATGATGGGGTAGCCGCTGTCGACGAGGCGCTCGCCGCACTGCGCCATGAAGGAGGCATCTGAATCCATGCCGGTCATCGCCGTGCCACCGCGATCGGCGGTGCCGGATGCCGGCCGGTATCGAGCCGCCGGACCAACTCGTCCTGGTAGGCGGTGATCACCACCTCCAGGAATGTCAGCCATTCGGTGTCGGTCAGCGTCGCCAGGTCGGTCTTGCCGATGCTGTCCAGGTATTCGCCGGCCATCGGGCTGGCCGCCTGGATCGCCGCGATCTCGTGTTCGTCCGGGTCAACCACGCCCCACCTCCGGCAGAGTGCATCCATGCAACGTATCGAGCAGGCCGGCTTCGGTGCCGGCACCAAGGGGCGCGGATCGAACCACCCGAAGCCGCGCGCAGTGCGGAGGCGACAGGCCGCGCATATCAAACGAACCTCACCGCGGCGATTTCGGTGTACTGGCCCGCGGGCCGCACCTGGATCGCGATGGGACGGTGCAGGTCGGGCAGATGTTGCAGCGCTTCCTCAACGGTCACCGGCGGCACGAGATTGCCGGCGCGGCGGCGCCACCAGCTCACCGCCTTGTCGCGGGGGAAGCCGGTGTGTTCGAAGCACACCCATTCGCTGTGCCGCGCCAGGCCGCACTCGTAGGTCACGCGCAACGACGCCGGCTTACCGGGCTTCTCGTGCCGGGCGTAGGTGATGCCGGTCACGTCGCACCAGATGCCTTGCTGCTGCGTCGACAGCAGCGCGTTGGAGGCCGCCTGCGGTGCTACCTTCACGACCGGCGGCGGGAATTCGTGGGCGCAGGCGATGCAGTGCCGCACGCTGGCATGATTGATGGTCTGGCATTCCGGGCAGACCTTGATCGGCGCCTCGCCCGGCTCCTCGCTCTTCTCCTTCTTGCGCCCATCCACCGTGTCGATCGGACCGTGCCGCGCCGTGTTGCCGGCGAAGTCCAGCACCAGGCAGTCATCCTTGCCCTCGGCCAGGCGGGTGCCGCGGCCGACCATCTGCACGTAGAGCCCGACGCTCTTGGTTGGCCTGAGCAGTGCGATCAGGTCGGTGCCGGGCGCGTCGAAGCCGGTGGTCAGAACGTTGGCGTTGGTGACGCAGCGCAGCCGCCCCGCCTTGAACGCCGCCAGGATGCCATCGCGCTCCGGACCCGGCGTGTCGCCGGTCGCTGTCTCCGCGGAGATGCCGTGCTCGCGGACAGCGTCGCGGACGTGGCGTGCGTGCGCGACGCCCGAGCAGAACACCAGCCAGGAGCCGCGGCCCTCGCCATGCTGCACGATCTCGGCGACAGCGGCGCGCGTCACTTCGTCGCGGTCGACTGCTTCCTCAAGGTCCTTGGCGATGAACTCGCCGCCGCGCGTGCCGACGCTGCCGACATCGAGTTGGGTCGTGGTCTGCTTGGGAACGACCGGGCAGAGGTAGCCCTGCTGGATCATCTGCAGCACCGGCACCTCGTAGGCGATGTCAGTGAACAGCCTGTCCTTGCCTTCATGCAGCATGCCGCTGTCCAGCCGGTAGGGTGTCGCGGTGAACCCCACCACCTTCAGCAGGCCGGCATTGATCTCGTTCAGCTGGGCGAGGAAGGAGCGATACATGCCGCTGTCGCTGCGGCCGAGCAGATGCGCCTCGTCGATCAGTACCAGGTCGCAGCGTTGCACCTGACGGGCATGGCGATGGATCGACTGGATGCCGGCGAACAGCACCTGCGCATGGATGTCACGGCGCGACAGGCCGGCGGAGTAGATGCCGGCCGGCGCGTCCGGCCAGGCCCGCAGCATCGCCATGAAGTCTTGCTGGATCAGCTCTTTCACATGGGTGAGGATCAGCACGCGGGTGTCGGACCAAGCGGCGATCGCCTCGCGGGTGAAACCGGCAATGCACAGGCTCTTGCCGGTGCCTGTTGGCATCACGACCAGCGGATTGCCGGCGTTGCCCGCGAAGTAGTCGTAGAGCGCCTCGATGGCGGCGCGCTGATAGGGGCGAAGTGCGAGCGTCATGCGGCCACTCCCATCGCCACGGCGTCGGCCTTGCTGAGCCACCGGCCGCCGGTGTTGCAGGAGGTGCAGATCAACTCGGCGATGTGCGGTCCTTTGCCCGACCCGACCCGGTAGATGGTGGCACGACACACCCGGCAGGGCAGGTGCGAAATGGTCGCGGGCCGCGCCGGCACCCCATCACGCCATTCGCTGCCGTCGCGCATGCGGTAGCTGACCCAGTCCTCGCCGGCGTCGACCTGTTCGCCCGGCACCAGGTTGGGAATGAAGAGATGCCTGTCGCAGCCGGCCTGTTGCTCGCGCAGACCGAGCAGAATGCGGTGGCGGGCGCAGGACCACGTCCCCGATGAGGCGGGAGAGGCGTGCAGGCAGGAACGGCAATGCCGCTCGACCGCGGCGCCGTCATGGCAGACGGCGTGGTGGTCGCAGAACCGGCACTGCCACCAGGCCGGATCCTCGCTGATGCGCGCCGGCGGGCGGGTGGCGTCGACGATGCGTTGTGCCTTGGCCAGGATGCGCAGCCCGGCCTCGGCATCGTGCCGGATGCGCTCCTGGTAAAGCTCGTCGGTGTCCTTGCAGACCGCCAGGTAGAAGGCCCGGTCAAGGCCGGCCAACTGCATGTAGGCCTGCATCTGCGCCCAGTGCAGCGGCTTCGACCGTTCGACACCCTCGGCGGCCAGCTTGGCAAAGGATTTGTGGCCGTGTGTCTTGAACTCGCAGACGTGCCAGGTGGAGGGTGCCTCCGCGAAGCCGATGGCGACGGCATCCATGCTGCCGCCGAAGTGGCCGGAGGCATCGCGCAGGTTCCATTGCCGGCCGGTCACCGGATCAAGGTCGAGCACCGTAACGCCGATGCGCCGCAGGTCAGCGACGAAGCGGCTCTCGGCCAAATTGCCGGTCTCGAACAACCGCAACAGCCGGCCGGTGTGCCGTGCCCGCGTGGTCCAGCGGAAGGAATACCAGAGGGCACGCTCGCATTCAGTGCCGATCAGCGACGCGCCGAGATGGGCGCGATAGCCGGTATCAGCGGCTGCCTCATAGGCCGCGTAGATGGCGGTGACAGTAGGGCTCGACGGAGGTGGAAGAGCAGCCATGGCCTGATCCCGACTGGAGGGAGGGAAGACCGGCGGACCTGTGGCCCGCCGGCAGGGTCCTCACGCGTTGCGTCGCCAGGGTGCTGTCGCCGCGGCACCGGCACGTGCGGCTGGTGGCGGCGCAGCAGGCGCAGCCGCCGCGGGACGGGGTGGCGCAGCGGCAGGCCGTGGTGCCGGAGCCGGCGCGCGGACACCTGCCTTCGCCGACGAGTAGCCCCCCACCTTGTTGCGTGCCTCGCGGTGCACGCCGTGCTTGTCGACGCCGGCAGGCTCGACCTTCAGCGTTACGATCAACGGCTTGAAGTGCAGCTGCTCGCTGTCGCTGACATGGACCTGCTCGACCGCATGGCAAATCGCCGACAGCTGCCGCTGCGCGATTTCGACCGTCTGCTCGCTGCGGTTCACCAGGTTCAGCTGGTCGAAGATCTTGCGCCGCGCGTAGGGTCCTTCCAGCACCTCGAAGACCAGCTTCAGCATCTGGCCGTCGCCAGCTTTGGTCGGCATCATCTCGCTCTCGATGAGCTGCGAGAGGTACTTGCCCGGCGGCAGCACTTCCAGCGGCACGGCAGGTGCGACCTCGGTCGCATCGAAGGTTCCGTTCAGGGATGCCATGGCTCAGCTCCTCGGTTCGGGGGTGGTGTTCGCGTAGAACGGGATGCAGGCCGCGAGTTCGGACCAGGCGAGCGGCAGCGTCTCCGGCATCCCGAAGCGGTTCTTCGCCAGGAAGGCCGGGCGCTCGGCGGTGTGCAGCAGGCGATCGCCGCCGCTGACCCCGCGGACCACCTTCTTGTTGAAGCCGACGTCGGACTTCAGCGTGCTGATGCGGTAGTTGGCGAACAGCACGGCATCGACATGCTCCTGCACCAGCGCCGAGGCGCGGCTGTGCAGCTTCGGCTGGTAGCGGTCGTAGGGTTCGGTCTCGGGGCTGTCGAAGCGCTTGATCTCGGCATGGGCGATCAGGATCACCCCCATGCCACGCTCGTCGCGCAGAGCGTTCAGGCCGTCCAGCAAGCTGCGCCAGGTATCAAGAGCGGCGAGATAGCCCTTGCCGTAGCCGAACGACTCGATGTCGGGCTGGTTGTGCATCTGCGCCGTGTGCTGCCAGATCAGCGGCTCCAGCCAGTCGAGGCTGTCCAGCACCACGGTCTGGTAGTCGTGCGGCTCGGTGTAGAGGCTGGCCAGCGCTTCCATCACCTCGTCGAAGCTGCGCAGCAGCCCGAAGGTCGGCACGCTGATGGTGCCAAGTCCGTCCTCCGTCTGGATGACGACGGGCCTCGGCGAGCCGGTCGCGCACAAGGTCTTGCCCACGCCGGCAACGCCGTAAAGCAGCAGCCGCGGTGGCGACAGTGCGGTGCTGCTCCGCAGCGAGGCGAGAGAGATTGCCATCAGTGCGCCTCCTTCTTTGGGGTGCGGACCTTGACCACGTCGACGACGATCTGGCCTCCGACGCGCGCGACAGCTTCGGTGAAGCCGTCGAGGACTGGCTCGAAGGCGGCGACATCCTTGGCGCGGGCGAGGGCGTCGCCGGCGAGCGGGATGGCAACCTGGATGCGCAGTTCGTGCGCCATCACGCGGCGCCTTTCTGTTCGAGGGTGTAGGAGGGCCGGCCGGCGACGACGGTGCGTGCTGGCACGAACAGCGCTTGCAGCTTCGGCGGCCAGGCGTTGAACCGGGTCTCGGGGACGCGGAACTCGATCGTGATGTAGTCGGCGGGGTCCTCGCCCCAGCCGCGGATGGTGGTGACCGCCTCGGTCAGCCGCGCCTGGTCCCACTCCACCCGCTTGGGCAGATCGGCGACGACGTGGAAACCATCGTCGTCCAGGCGGACCCGGCCGGTGTCCTTGCCTTCGGCGCGCCGCGCCCAGGCGGCGCGTCCGCCGTAGCGCTCGTGCAGCGCGTCGCTCAGGATTTCGCCGAGACGCTTGGCGTCGGCCTTCAGGTCGCCGACCTCGTCCAGCAGCATAGCGAGGTGATCGACCGGCAGGCGTGCCGCCTGCATTGCGGTCATTTCCCGAAGCTGCGCCAGGGTCGTTCGGTTGTTCAGCATGTCGTCTCCAAGGGCTGAGGGGATGTGACCGGCGCCGCGGGTCACGCGGTCTCGCGCGCGATGGCGTCGATCGGTGGCAACAGGCCGTGCTCGGCATGCCGCCGGCGCTCGCGGCGGTCTGCATCCGCATCCGCGTTGGCGCGCGCGCTGCGGCCGGCCAGTTCCAGCCAGATGTGCAGCGGCACGACGACGAGCGGTGCGACGCGGTCGCGCCAGAGGAACAGCGCGTCGTTGCCGCCGAGCCAGCGCTCCAGAGTGCGGAATCCGTTGCCGCCGGCGCGGGCTTTCACCTCGGCTTTCACCGGCTCGGCGCCGCGCACATACAGATCGACATCGGCGCCGTTGCCGCGATAGCGCGCGGCGCCCGACAGCGGCACGCGCTCGGCGCGCAGGCCGGACTTGAGGTGGATCTCGACCAGTGCCCGCTCGCGGCGCAGGCCCTTGTCGCGGGACGCCTTGCCCATAACGTTGTCCTCACGCCGCCCGCGGGGAAGAGGCATCGCCCGGCATCGCTTCGCCGCGGCGGCGGCGCGGCTGGTGGCGGGCAATGCGCAGGTAGCGGAGAGCGATGGCGGCCTCGATCCAATCCGCCAGACGCTTGGCCGCAACGGACGCGTTGCGCGCGTCGCTGTGGAGGCTTGCGAGATGCTCGACCGGAAGGCCGATCACCTCGTGGATCGGCATGTGCCGTACACCGGCGAGCGTAGGGCGGTTCGGCTGGTTGGTCGCCATTACGCAGCCTCCTTGAGCAAACGAGCGAGGACGCGCGGGTCGGCGCGGCGCGGGCGACGGCGGGCGACGATCAGGTACTCGTAGTCCTCGTCGCCGTGCCGGCGCTGCAGCAGGTGGGCGAGGTCCGCGTCGGCAAGTTTCCAGGCCCGGCCAGCGAGCCGCATGAGCGCCACGCGGTCGGGTTCAGGCAGCATCTGCGTCAGCGGCGAGATGTCGCGCGCAAGGAAGCCGCGGTGATACGTGATGCAGTCGCCGGGCGCGGCAGCGCCGAGCCACTTGCACAGCGCCACATCGGTGAGTGGCGCCGCCGCGGTCGGGATGTCGGGGATGCAGGTGTCCATACTGTTCTACTACTCACGCTCTCGACGATCTGTTTCACGCTGCCGAGGACACGCCTGCGGCGAGCAACTGCAGCCGCGCTTCCTGCACCCGGCGGAAGGCGGTGGTGCGCGAGAGGCCGGCCTGGGCGGGGGCGTTCGCGTCGCCGCGCGCGAGAGCCGCGAGCAGCGGCATGTCGTCCGGGGACAGGGCCTGACCGGCCCGCTCCAGGTCGAGGCGGCGTTCCAACATGGCGATGCGATCTGTCGGCTGCCCGACCCAGGCGCCGTAGCCGGCGTCCTCGGCCAGCGCGGCGCCGACGGTCAGTCCCTCGCCGCCGGGGAGCGGGTCGTCGAGCGAGACGTCGGCGCGGCTGGCCCGCTCGCGCCGGTGCCACAGTGCCAGGCGCGCTGCCCGGTGCTTGAAACAGGTCGCCGCGAAGCCGCGCAGATCACCGCGCTCGGCGGCGTAGTCGGGAAGGCGCGCGAGCAGGTCCGTCAGCAGGTCCTGGCGGAGGTCCTCTGCCTCATGCGCCGGAAGATGGAGCGAGCGGCACAGGCGGCGGGCGTGCTTATCGGCGAGGCGATGCAGCGGTTCGAGATCGGTGAGCGACAGGGAGGGTGGCATCGGCGGCTCCGGTCATCGGTGGTGATGACGGGAACCTGCCGGATCAGCGGCGGCCGAGGGTGGGAGCAGCGTGGGACGATCGTGGGAGCAG